AACCCTCGGGTGTTGCCGCCCTCAGTGGATTGCACTTGATCCAGTTGCTCGGGTCATGTTCATCATCGCCTTCATCTAGCTCCCTGATCATCACAAAGTACTTATCGTTCGTCACCAGCCCGTTCAAAATGCTCTTGCAATACTGATATTCCTTGTAGCATGGGCTGTTCTCAACATCTAATCCAGCTGTGGTGATAATTACCATCAGCGCCTGCGCCCGCTGTCCCCATGCGCTCCAGATCACATCATAGATTTCACTGGTCTCATGCGCATGGTATTCGTCAATGATTGCGCAGCTCGGGTTCAACCCGTCCTTGTTCATCGTGTCCGCAGAAAGCGCCTTCATCTCTCCGCCTCTGGCAACATGGCTCATCATGTAATTGCGAATCTTCAACCGCTTGCGGATATCCGGGCTCTTCTGCGCCATCCGCATACTGTTGCGGTAAAGAATTCGGGCTTGTTCCCGGTCAACCGCCGCACAATACACATTGGGGGATTCTTCTCCGTCCCCGCACATCATGTAATTTGCAATTCCGGCCAGCAGCGTGGTCTTCGCGTTCTTTCTGGACATCTGGTTGTACGCCTTCTCAAACCGCCGCGCTCCTGTGTCTTTATGGACCCAACCAAACAAACAGCCCAGGTCAAACAATTGGAAGGGTATCAAGATGATCGGTTGCCCCGCCAATCTTCCTTCCACATGGTGACAGAACGTAAACCACCGGTAGATCTTATTCGCCCGCTCCTCATCAAACACATAAGGAAAATCAGGCGAGCCCACCCGCTTCAAATCATCCAGGTGCCGCAGACACGCCAGGTATTCAGACCGGCCAACCTTGCGGTCGCCGCTGATCACCTCCTGCGCATACTGTTCGCACGGATGCAATTCACTCATTCATCAAACTCCGAAAACCCGTCTATAATCTCGTCCGCCTTCTTCTTCACCAACCGCGCCCGGCTCGCTGGAGTAAACCCGAGCTTATCTGCATAAGCTGCCACCAACCTTGCCCAGGCCTGGACAGTCTTCACTCTCTCTTCATCCAGCGGGTTGATCCCAACCAACCTACTGGCCTCCTGGTACTTCACCACAGCGTCACAGTAAATGGCCAGCACGTTCTCATCCAGGTTATCCAGCAGGTCCAGGCCTTCCACCTGGCGCAACATCCGCCTCCAAACCTTCAGCGCTTCCGGGCTCAACCACACCGGGGCTTTCAGCGTGATCTTGCCTTTCCTCTTCACTCCTTCACTGGCGGCTTGCCTGGCTTCCACTTCGGCAGCGGTCCAATGCTTCCCGCCATTCTTGCCGCCAACGCTCATCAGCTCATTTGCAACTGGTTTCGTTGGCATAGGCCGCCCCGGTTACAGTTTCGATCGGGGAAAATCTTGCAAACAAGACCTGCGCACGGTCTCCCCTTGAATATCGGAAACTTTCTTGATGCCCCTCCCTAATTCAGTGGATGTCTTCACTGAATGACACGAATGACACAGCGGCTGCAAATTATTTTCATCATCGCTGCCGCCAGCCCGCCGTGGCTGGATATGATCAACATCGGTTGCAATAACCAACTGATTCCCGTGAGCACCTCTCGGATACCCAACACACCACGGATGATCTTCCAGGTACTTCGCCCTGATCACTTGCCACTTGCGCCCATACCCACGTCGATGTGCACTCCCTCGCTCTTGCTCACTATTCTTCTGATGCTTAGCGCAGTATGCCCCGGAGTAGACTAACTCCGAGCATCCTGGTTGCAAGCAAATGTGAGGCGCACTTTTCGGCATTAGATCAATCCAAGTAACTTTCCAACCAACCAAAGAATTACTGAAGACCCCATGAGAGACCCAATCCCTGTCACCCATTTGACCTGTTGAGTTACGGTCCTGACAATATCTCTAAGCGCCTTGATCTCCAGATCATGGGCGGCAACCTGCCTCTCAACAGATTCAATCTTGTTGTTGATAGTAGGTTGGCAAGCAGCCTCTCGATTTTCGAGACATCTCACCCGCTCTTCAATGTTGGACAATATTCTTTCCAATTTCTCAAACCCCTTGTCCATGCGCTCACCCAGCGCTGCAATCTGCTGGTAAGCCGCCGACCTGTTATCAGTGGATGCCGTTGGCATGGCTACTCCGACAATGCTTTCACGGCAGGTGTCTTAACCGTCACCGCATAAGCGCTTTGATTGGCAATCACAGACATAATGAATATTTTCAGCAATCCAAGCGCACCTTCTTTGGAGCACTCAATTGTGATACCAATGTCATTGCCAAAGCCAGCACATGACAAACCAAAGATCACAGCGGAAATTACAAACAGCACACCGACCATGATCAATCGTTTCACGTCAGCAGCCTTCCCAGCAAACCAGGTATTCAGCGCTGGAAAATACGAAAACAGGAGCGAAACTACGGCTCCAGCAATCAAGATCAACAATTCAGATGTCATTTCAACTCCTTCATTTGGTCACAATTGGCATATAGTTTGTATAAACAGGATCATTCAGCCGTTCGGTATACCACCCGGCGCACCATCGCTCGCATTGATCTGAGATCCTGTACCATCCGTCTCTTTCCTCATAGACATTCACAATCTGATTACTGATCAGCTTTCCGTTTGTATAAAACGTGGTTGCTGGACCATACCTGACATTCAATGTATAAGCCGTGCACTTTGCCCGGAACAGTACCCGGTCAGGTATCCCCTCATAACTGTGACTGGCCAGCAGTGGCATTACGTCAACGGCACCATACACATACCCACCTGGCACCTGTGGAGCTCCAGCCGTAGGCCTGAATTCAAAGTGCAAGTGTGGCCCGGTCGAATTACCAGAATATGGATCGCTTACTGCACCGCCGCTCTTGCCGATCTCTTGTTTCGCTTTCACTTGCTGCCCGACAGACACTCCCAGCACAGACAAATGCCCGTAAATTGATATGCCATTGTGGTGTTGGATGCGCACGTGCCTACCATAACCAGTGGTCAATGTTGCCGCCGTAATCACCACCCCGTCCTGGGCTGCATAGATCGGATTACCGACCGGGATACCCCAATCCACCCCATTGTGCCCCCGTGATGTCGGGTACCACTCTGGATTCTCCCCAAAATATTGGGTAATGTAGTGCCGACCTTCAACCATCGGATAGTACAAAACATCCGGCGCAACAGCAGGAGCAGGCGGCAGGATAATCGGCAAATCTTCTTTTTTCAACCAGGTCGAGCTGGCCCACCGCCCAATCCCAATCCGGTACCAGCCTGTTCTTTCCTCATACACGCTGACGATCGCTCCTAGCACAATGGATCCAATGATTGGATATGTGATACCTGGCCCACTTCTGACGTTTAAAACGGAGGCTGTACATTTTGCCTTGAATAGTACGGTTTCTTCGGGCGGCTTCACAATTCCAGCAAACTCATTTAGATCATCTTCATCCCCATTGAAATGATTAAGATCAATGAACTGCGATTCAACCCCAAAATCAGCCCCGCTGCCTTCACTCGAATACTGGTGGATCTTATAGCTAGTCCACGGCGCAGGAATGGCAGGATTGTCAACCCCATAATGGGCGACCCACAGCGGATATTGAGCAAACGCCGGGTTCGGCCCGCCAATCAACAACCACCTTGATTTTGAAGTGTATACCCCTGGCTTGCGTCCGGTTCTGGCTTCCACTATTTGTAAGAATTGCAAGCATGTTGCTTCGCAAGTTTCCTTATCAGGCGCATATGCGGTAGATTCCCAATCAAGACACGGAGGCATCTCAGTCGGGTAGTCGATGATCGCTTTTGCAAACGTGCTGACATTTGCTTCAAGTGAATATTCCCAATCATAGTAATGGTACAAGCCACGCGGAAAAATACCCTTTGAGTTCGTCCAATGGGTGATAAAATCCGCATCCCTGAAATCCCCCTGGCTGGCCTTGATGTACACAAACCGAGCCCCGGCCGCCTTCATCTTTGCGAAGTCGGTCACAGCTACCGTTGCTGGCGCATCCTGGTGAGTACTTACATCGCACCCTTCAATCATATTTTCTCCTAGAATCAAAAACCGCCCGGCAACCCTTCTCACTCTCTGAGAATAGATTGCCGGGCGGTAAACTCCGACTGGGGCAAAAGCCCCCCCGCTATTTGATTAACCTAATTATACACACAAATCACAAAAATTCAACAGTTATGCAATCGAATGGGTGACATCTTCAGTCACTGTCCATTTGCCCGTTGTCAGGGTAGTAACCACTCCAGTGCTGGATAGCATCTGAAGATCATAATACCCGCTGCCGCCCATCACCTGCATCACCGCTGCTTTGATGGTGATGGTCAGGGCTCCAGTAACTGCATCAGAAACCACGAT